ATGTACAAAGATTTTAACCATATAAAAAATGTAAGCGAGGATGGAAGCTCAGCTACCATGTTGCTTAATAAACGCATTGGGAACGCTTATGACGCATCGGGGAACTGTGTGGAATACGGCATACAAGGCGACCAATTTGCGAACGAAATGCTTTACCTGAAGGCGGTTTGCCAGGTTAACACGATTGAGGTAGAAATAAACTCAGTAGGTGGAGATGTAACTAATGACGGCTACAATATTGTTGCTGCAATTATTAAACACAAAGCCAACACAATTGTTACAGGGCTTGCTGCAAGTATGGCGGGGCTATGTGCAATTGCCGGAGAGAAACGCAGCATTGTGGATTATGGAAGCATTATGTGTCACCCGGTGGCGGGAGGAGATGGGGATGATAAAATATTATCCATCATACAAGATTCGCTAAAAACACTTTATATAAACAGAACGCGAATGAGTGCCGAAACGGTGGATGGTTTGTTTAGTAAAGAAACCTGGTACTCGAACAGTAAGAAAGCCGATTACAGTTTACAGGATGCGGTTGACAGTGGCATTGTGGATGAAATAATTTCATCAGGCAAAAATTTGAAAACACTGAACGGCGCAAGCAGAAATGTGTACGCCTTATGTAACCTATATAATAACCTAAACCCGACACGCATGATAAATTTGAAAAAAGTTTTGAATGTAAAGAATGACTTGAGCGATGAAAAGACCGAGCAAGTTGCGATTGACACGATTGAAACTTTAAAATCTGAAAAATTAGCTGCCGAAAAACTGGTGGCCAATTTAGAAGCTAAGCTTGACGCTTACGAGCGCGAAAAAGAAAAAGAAAAAAATACACATGCCACACTTGCCGTAGAAAATGCTTTGAAAGCAGGCAAGTTTAAAGCGGATGAAAAAGCCGATATGCTGGTGCTTGCCAAAACAAACCTAACAGCTTTTAATAAACTGGTGGCAAGCGCGCCGAGTTATAAGGAAGCGGTTAAGATTCCGTTTGGAGGTGGTGTGGAAAATGCCGCTGAAGACCGCAACAATTGGACTGCGGTTGACTGGAGCAAGAAAGACCCCGAAGGCCTGCGCAACAAACTTAGAGAGAACCCTGATTTTTATAACACGTTAAAAAAATAAACCAACAAAAAAAAGAACATGAAAAAACTATTTTCCATTTTAGTAATCGCCTTAGCATTTTTCAATAATGCGAAAGCACAAGTGCAGTACCCGTTTGGTCCGGCATCGTTTCCTACGGTTACGGTAACATCGAAAGTAACGGCGCAAGCCATTACGATAAACAACTTGCTTACGTATATAGATTTAGGAACGATTGACACCAACAAAGTTTTAACGGTTAGCGGTGCGGCAAACTATTCTATAAAAAAAGGAGCAATGCTGTTTATTAAAGCAACATCGGACGGGACAGCGAGAAGTCTAACACCATCGACCGGATTTACGGGCGTGGCACTATCGGGTACGGCCAGTAAAATTAAAGTGATGCAATTTATTTATGATGGCGCACATTTTATTGAATGCTCGACCCCGATACAAATCAATTAATAAAAACAAACGAAAAAAACAGAAAATGAAAAAAGCAAAAACCATAGGAAGTGTTGTAGCAAAAATTGCCACAAACTTTTTGTTAGCCGTGCTATTATTTGTAGCCGTGTCGCAATTTATTGAAATTAATGTATTGGCTTGCGCCGGTATGCTAACGATTGTAAGCGTAACGCTGCAAGTAGCCATGCTTGCCGCAGGAGCAAAACCATTGAACAAAAAATTTGCGTTGATGGCCTTACAACAAGAAATTTGGGTGCCGTTTATACAGGAAAATTTGTTTCCGAAATCGAGTTTTTTGGAATTGGCAGAAGATCATAGTCAGTTTATACAATACAAAACGGTGCACTTACCACAAGCAGGTGCTACACCGGGCATGGTGATGAATAACACGAGTGTGCCTTTATCGATTACGCAACGAAGCGATACTGATTTTACCTACGACATTAATAACTACAAATTAGTGCCAACAGCGATTACGGATTTAGAAGAGTTGCAAATTAATTACAGCAAGCGCAATAGTATTTTAGGAAACTATTTTAGAATGGCAGGTTATGGCATTGCTAATTCGGCATTGTACTCGTGGGCACCGACAGGGTCGACACGCATGGTGCGTACAACAGGTACAGCAACTGCTAACGCTTTAGCACCCGGTGCAACCGGTACACGTAACGCTATTACACTTGCAGACATTGCAGCTTTGAAAGATATTATGGATGCTGATTTTGTACCGGAGGAAGACCGTTACATTATTATACCATCGAGCATATACAACAACCAATTGTTGGCGATAAATAATATACAAGCGTTTTACGCATATAATCGTCCGGTGTTGCAAGATGCGGAAGTGCGCACGATATTCGGTTTTAAGGTGATTGTGAAACCATCGGTGGTTGTGTATGATGACAGCGGTACGCCAGTGATTAAATCAATTATAACCGATACATCATCGATTGGTGGTTACACGTTTGGTACGCCTGTGAGCACAGCATCTACAGACAACATGGCTATCATCGCGTTTCATAAATCGTTTGTGGGAAAAGCGCAGAGTGATATAAAAATATTTGGTCAGCAAGACAGACCTGAATATTATGGGTCGATTTTTTCGGCAGAGTTGCAATTTGGTAGCAGTGCTTTATATGCTAATGGAATTGGGACTGCGGTGTTGGTGCAGCAGTAGTAGAAAGTAGGGAGTAGCAAGTAGCAAGTCGGGTTTCGATAGTTGGGAGTGAGGAAGGTGCGTTAGGGAGGATGGAAATGTTGAATGATAAATGTTGTGTGTTGAGTGGGTGGCAGCGTTAGGGATTGTAGCAAGCTGCCATGCAGCGCGAAAAGCCCGACGCTGTAATCAGCGGAACGCCCAAAAGAGAAATGTTGAATGTTGAATTATAAATGTTGAGTGATGGGATTGCAAATAAAGATTTCTCAGTCGTGCCTCCTTCGAAATGACAAGCGCGAAGGGAAATGTTGAATGTTGAATTATAAATGTTAAGTGACAAACAAAATTTAAAAAATAAAATATGAACGCTAAAGAAACCATTGCTGCAGCGAAACGCGCAGCGGAGCAACACAAAACAAAAAAAGTTTTAAAGGCCAGCGTTGAAGGCGATAAGTTTCCGGAATATGATTTTGTGGCTGTGAAAACGGTACACGTTACGATGCCCGGCGAAGCCTGCTATATTGATATGAGCGAAAAAGATTTGCAAGTGCTGAACGAAAGAGTGATAGACAAAAAACTGTCGCTACATGAGTTTGTGTTTGCAACAAGTGAAACTAAAGAAACGATTAAAAAATAATTAAAAATAAATTTACATGTCAGCACCAAATGTAACGGTAAACAGAACAAACGGCGGAATAGGCAGGCAAGCCAATGGCAGCGACTACTATTCGGGTTTGCTGTTTTACTTAAAATCAGCATCAACATTACCAACGGGATTTGCTACGCAGCAAATAAAATCTTTAAATTCTATAAACGATTTAATTGCCCTGGGCATAGATGGAAAATCGGCAGACGAAACAAAAGGAACAGGAACCTGGACTTGCTCGACAGCAGGAACAGCCGGAATAGATACTATTTCATTTACTTTTGCCGACCCTGCTAACGGAGGCGTAAGTTTTTTAGGAACAGGCACGGCAGGTGCAACCGCAACAGACACAGCTACATCGGTAGTGGCAGGAGTAAACGCATTAACTTATTTAACCGGATGGAGTGCGAGTAATGGAGGCGGAAGCCCTACGGCGGTAGTTACTTTTACACCTCCGGTGGGTTATGGCGCATCGTTTACAGGAATTAAACCGATTACAAAAACAGATAGTGCAAGCTCGACCATAGTAGGTGCGTTTGCTAATTTTAGCGGAGGCGCGGGATCGGAACAAGATGTAATTTATTATCATGTGCGCGAAGCGTTTAGAGTGCAAGGCATTTTAAGCGGTAAAGCACAAGGGCAAATTTGGGTGGGTGTTTATTTAGAAAGCGGTTCGACGTTTTCGACTTTTGCAGAAGTTGCTACGATGCAATCTTTTACAAGCGGACAAATAAAACAAATTGGTGTTTGGGCAACGGGTTCAACTTTTGCAACATCGCATGTAACTGCGTTGAATGCACAAGCAGTAACACTAGCTGCGCAAAACCAACCATTGGCTATTATTTATCAAGGGAATTTATACAACTCGACAACTGTGCCTGCAGGAAATTTACGCACGTTAAACAGTCAGTTTGTGCAATGCACTTACGGACAAGATGGTGGAAATGTAGGAAACAGATTGTGGTGGAATTTAGCAAAGGCTCGTTCTATAGGTTGTTTGGGTACAACACTTGGTGCCTGGGCATTGGCAGGTGTGCAGCAAAGTATAATTTCTCGCGCCGTATTTAATGTGGTTGATAGTTTAGAGTTCACAAAACTTGCCTGGGCAAATGGTACACCTTTATCGGGTGCAGGATTATCGGCAACGATTGATGCGGTTGATGCATTGGGTTATGTGTTTTTGAGGAATGAGAGTAGTCCGGTTAGTTCGGCATTATTTGGCGGCGTGTTTTTTAATAATGATAGCATGTGCGTTACACAAACAAGTGATTATGCTTATATGCCAAATATTAGAACCATAAACAAAGCAGCGGTTGGCGTGCGTGCCGCTATTTTACCTGCGCTTGGAGGCAATGTATATTTCAACGCCGATGGAACACTTACGGTTGACAGCATAAATTATTTGCAGCATTTAGGCGATACGGTTATTGGTGGCAAGAGTGCAAGCACTACAGGCAGCATGGCTAGTGCGGGAGAAATATCGGACGGACAAACGATTATTGACCCAACACAAAATGTGCAAAGCACAAACACGGTTGCTATTACGATGAAAATTGTGCAGGCAGGTGTAGCGAGATACATAGTTATAAACATAGGCTTTGCGGCCTCCTTAAAATAAAAAACATGACCATTTTACCACCACTGATAAACGGAAAATCGTACGAAAATGCAGATGTTACCCTTAGCATTATGGGTACTGTAATTGCAGGTGTTACTGCCATAAGTTTTAGCGAAACCTTAGACGAGATGAAAGGCGTTACGGGTGCGGGAAGAGATTTTGTATCGTACACAAACGGCAAGTTGAAAAAAGACGGCAGCATTACTTTGTTATACGAAGAGGTTGCGAACATTGAAGACATTGCGCCTAATGGGAAGTTGTATGATATACCACTGTTCCCCATAACGGTAAGTTTTACTGACCCAACGTTGATAACACGATCGTACGTGATTACGGCGAAGTTTAAGGGTTTGAAATTTGAAACGAAAGACGGAGACCCAACAACACCTGTTGTGCTAGACTTGTTTGTGGCTAGCATTAAAAAAGTTGCTTAAAAAATTAAAACAAATAAAAAATGGAAGAAAACAAACAAGCAGTTATTGAAGCTGCAAAACTAAAAGGTGAATTGGACGAAGCGGCATTGGAGCTTTTGAAAAATCAGTATCCGGGGTTGAAGTCGATAATTTTTGAGCATGATGAAACAGGCGAAAAGGCTGTGGTGTATGTAAAGAAAGTTAGCCGCCCTGTTTTTGAAGCGGCGATAAAGATTGAGAAAACAAGTTCGGAACTTACGCTTGCGGAGTACTTGCTAAAAAACTTACGTGTGGGCGGCATGGACGATAAAGAAATTATTGCCGACCTGGATTGGCTGAAAAACTTTGCGGCTATTGCACAACGCCTAACTTATGTGAAGTACGGTGAGATAAAAAAAAATTAAAGAAGCACAGGCTAGAGGTTGATGTAACCAGAAACGCAGCAGAGGAAATTAGAAAAAACTATGCCCTGCTGCGTTTTTACTATAAGGGAAACCCCGAAACCTGGAGCGATAATAAATATGCCAAGCTCCTCTGCGAAATGCAGTTTGTGTTTGAGTATATGGGATTGAGGAAGTAAATTTTAAATAAATAAAAATGGACGGGACACCAAAAAATATAAAATCTATAACAGGGAAAATTAGTGGCGATATACGTGCAAAAGCTGCTACTATGGCAGAAGATGCAGTAGAACAACTTGGCAAGGATGTCTTCAAATCGTCTTTAAGTATAGAGGAAGTTAGAGGAAAACTTATTACCCTTACACGCAAGAATAATACTGATGCCATATTATTATATAGTTACATAAAAGACTTTGCTAAACAAACACCACTTAGTTTAAATCAAACAGAAAACGGAGTTTTCAGTTTATTGCAAAGCGGCTCGAAACGAAATCAAATTGGGAGTGAGCTTCATTTACTTGGTGATGTATCCGCCGGGTCGCATGTAGATTTTAATAAAATAGTTGAACTATATGCTAAAGCTAAAACCTTAGGCAAATTAACTGATGATGACTTTGATAAATTAGGCGCCAACAGTGGCATTTTACTTGGAGCACTTGCAGAACAGTTTAGGACAGATGAAAAGGGACTTAGAGAATTAATTAATACAGGAAGAGTTGGCTTTCCACAATTGGAGGAGGCTTTTAAAAGATCGACCTCGACAGGTGGGTTGTTTTACCACTCAATGGATGTTGAGAATCAAAACTTAAGTAACAAAATTCAAAACCTCAAGGACAACTATAATATCTTTACCAGAGATGTTGGCGAAAAGACTTCGTCTATTTCAAAATGGTTTGTAGACGGTGTAACTGCAATTTTAGGCGGTAGTAATAAAACCTTTTCCGAAGCTTTTAAAAAGGAAGCTCTTAAAAATCTTGGGGCCTCAGCTTATACAGACTATTATAACCAAAAAGATATAGTATATACCGATGTAATTTCTCCTGTGCCAACATATAACCCACCAAGTTTAACGTCTGATGAAGAAGGGTTTCAAAAGTTTTCGGATAGTATATATAATAAATTACAATCAGCTAAATCACAACAAGACTTAAGGGATTTAATTAGAAGTTTTTCTTCAACACTTAAAGAGCTTAACGCACAAAGAGCTGAAGGTAAAATATCAAATAAACTCTTTACTAATGAAACTGCTGTTGTACAACACGCTTTAAGTCAGATAAAATTTACGCCCAGTGCTATAAAACTAAACGACACTTCGTCGAGTACGAACACGCCTACTAATACAAATTCAAGTGCATCCTCCCCACAAATAATTATTTACGGCGGCATTGCCCCCAATATGATTATACAAAGTGTAGATGGCAGTATACCGGCAAATGATTTGAAAAATAAAGTGGGTCAGGTTTTTTTAGATTTAATTAGTGATGTTAACCTAAGAACAAAATAATGGGGAAGAAAAATTTTATATTGTCGCAGGTACCGCAGTCGCAATTGTTATCGTCGCGCATTGCGGCGGCGCATAATTTAAAAGCACTTACAACTAAATTTTTCAAAGCACCTGCTTTAGATTCGGCTGATGAGCCTGACATTATCAGCACTACAGAGCCCAATCTTTTAATAAACTCGTTGGTGTACGATTCGGTTACGTTTATGGGCAACGATACCGATGGTGCTTTAACTTATTATGATGAAAACACGGGTCAGGCAAAAACGGTTTCTAAAATGCAGATACCCATTGCGCTTTGTATGGTTACTAAAAACATAAAAGTGGTTGCCACCGAAATAGCCGGAAGAAACGGCACCATAAAACAATACATAAACCAAGGCGATTACGACGTGGTTATTAAAGGCATTTTTACTACGGGCACATCAGACAAATATCCGAGAAAGGCCATGCAGGATTTGCAAAAAATTACCGATGCCAGCAGCGAGGTAAAAGTGGTGTCGGAGTTTCTGCAAATTTTTGGCATAAACTATTTAGTGTTTACTAAATGTGAGTTTGAACAAATGGATGACACCGGTAGAGACGAACAAAAATTTACATTAACCTGCATTAGCGAAACACCTTTTGCTATTAAGGTTACACAGGGGTCTACAACATCTAACTTAACCACTACTAAACCATAATGCTTGCACCCAGGAGAAGAATAACTTTTACCAGTGCCACAACAGGCACTGTTATTGTGTATGATTTTGTGTGCGAATTAGAAATTGACAAAGGCACCGATACACTTACCGATACGGCCACCATAACTATACCGCGTAAATTAATTTACAAAAGCGGCGAGGCCTTAACGCCACAAAACCAAAACAACTTGCACGATTATGTGGTGCTGCCTGCCCTGGGCGATACCAAAAACACCGCTTACATAGTTGGCGCAGATGCTTTGTTTAAACGAGGCGATAAAGTAAAAATAGAATTGTGTTATGGTTACGATAACGATGAAAAATTAAAAACCCGTTTTGAAGGTTTTATTACCGGCGTTAGCAGCACGCTACCCATTACCATTACCTGCGAAGATAAAATGTGGTTGCTAAAACAAACCAGCCTTACCCTACCCGACCCTGCCAATTATACGCCTGCCAATAAAACAAGTGGTTATAATGTAGATGATACAAAATATAGTTTAGCACAACTACTAGACATTATAGTAAACAGTGTGAAAGAAAAAATAACTTACACAACCGTTGATGATAAATTTGATTTAGGTAACCTAACATACAGCAACCAAAGTGCGGCGCAAATTTTACAAAATTTAAAAGACACGCATGGTTTGTATTCGTACTTTAAAGATGACGGCAGTTTGTATGTGGGTTTTTATAATGATATACTTTCAAATAACATACAGGAGTTTGCAATGGAGGAAGTTGTTACCGATGACAAACTTACTTGGGTAAATGCCGATGATGTTTCGGTTAAGGTGCAGGGCATTTCTACGCCTAGTGATAAAACAAAAGATAAAGTAACCTACGAAGCTTATTATAAAAACGGAAACATTACGGATGTTGTGCCTAAAGAACCTTTTATTGGCGACATTAAAATAAAAAATACCAAAAACCAAAACAGCGATAGTTTAAAAAAAATGGTAGTCAATTTTTTACCTACATATACGTACACCGGTTTTAAAGGCGAAATTGAAACGCTGGGCGAGCCTTTGGTAAACCACGGTGATGTTTGTTATTTAACCAGTAAAAAAATGCCCGAGCGTAATGGTTATTATTTAATAAAAGGAGTAAAAATCAGGGATGGCATTAAGGGCTATTTTCAAACGATAAGTTTAGGCATTGCCTTATATAAAAAATGACAATAGGCGAAGAAATAAGACAGGCTATACGCAACATAGTTATGCAGTATTTAGTTACCAGCAAATTGCGCGAACCAAAAGTGTGCAAGGTGTTAACGGTTAATGCGGGGGTTAACAGTGCCATACAAGTATGCGATTGCAAACCGCTTGATGGCAGTGCCATTGTGCGCGATGTAACGCTTATTACAAGTTACCAAAACAACCAGGCGGGTTTTATGTTGGTGCCCAAAGTAAATAGTTTGGTGCAGGTTAGTTTTAATGATGATTGCGATGCTTTTGTGAGCATGGTATCGGTGGTTGATTTTATTTACCTAAACGGAAATGATTATGGGGGGCTTGTGCAAGTGCAGCCTTTGGTAGATAAATTAAATAATTTGGAAAATAAAGTAAATAGTTTGATAACATTTACTCAAACACATACACACTCGGGGGTAACTGTTGGAAGTGGTGTAACAGGCACTGCAAGCCCGCCCGTAACCGGAGATTTAACTACTACACAAAAAAACGATTTAGAAAATACCACCGTGCTACATGGCACGGGTAATTTGGGTTAGATTTTTTACTTACTTTAGTGGAGATGGATTCTTTAAAAAAGAAGGGAATTTTAAAATGGACAATAAGTGCATTGTTTGTTTTATCAAACATTGTAGTAATTACATTTTTTAGACATTTTTTTATAAGGCGTGGTTTAAATTGTAGCATTGGCTATTTTATGCTTACAATGTATTTTATCTACATTATAATCAATCTCATTGCAATTATTCCAATTTTAGTTTTTATTGTGCGCTCTGTTCAGAAAAAAAATACGCATTTTCTTATAGTATTATATCTATTTCTATGTTTTATTTTCAATAGCTGGTTAGCAAGCAAACACTATGAGGTAACGAGACCAAATTACGTTTGCCCACCAGAGTTAATTGAAAAATTTTAAACTAAAACACTACCGTGCTGCATTGCATTAAATATTTCACTTCAATGTATTGTAATATATTTTTGAGCCATTTGCTTTAAGCCAATTGTTATCGGTGCCAAAACCAAAACTACCGGGAATGGTGCGGTTGTTTACAATAAGGCCATAGCGCTTAGACCGTGCTGCATCATCATGCAAATAAAACCGACCCGATACATCGGTTTGTGCCTGCCCAATTACAAAGGGGGTATATTGTTGTTGGTCTTTATCATCGTAACTGCAACCCCACAAATACACCCACATGCCCTCAATGGGTTTACCGCCCAGTGAATCGTACACGTAACCTTCCAGTGTTACTTTAGCAACCAT